AATGAAGTCGATGCTTATAACGACCCAGAATCAAAGTCGTTTCAGTATCGAATAGCTAAAGAAAACTATAGAGATGAATATCTTAATTATCTTAAAGGTGTTGATGCACAACGTCAAGCAGAAATGCAACAAGCATATCAGCAACAGATGGCGCAACAACAACAAGAAGCTATAAGACAACAAGCATATAGTCATGCTGTTAATAATTATGGTTGGGATAATCAAAAAGCAGGAGAGTTCATACAATGGGCATCTGCTCCAGAAAATTTATCTATGGATAATTTAGCTAAGTTATTTGAATTAAGAACAAATGCGAATCCAGTAGTGCAACAAAAAACACAAGAGATGCAAAATCAAGCTCAAAGGTTATCAGTACCTAAAGACCCTAGTGTTATAACAGGTAAATCTGAACAACCTAGAACTGAAGAGCAATCTTTTAGTGATGCATTACTAGGTCGCTAGTAATAAGGAGTTACGCAATGGCGGCAACTGAAAAGAAACTTGGTGCTAGTGGCGTTCTATATAACGACAGACGAGATTTTTATGTAGACCCACAAGTTACTAAAGAACTATGGACTGATGTTGCTCCCTTTACTACAATGGTTAGTAATCAGGAGCTACGCTCAGTACCAGACCCTGTTTTCAAAATGTTTGAACACAGGAATCCTTGGATTAAACAAGAGTTCCAAGCAGCAGCAGATATTGCTTCATTAGCAGCAGGAAATTCTGAATCTGCAGCATTAGCAATTGACAACATCTATAATTTACATGATGCGTCAAGTGATGGTGGAAAAGATGAAGCTGATTCTTCTTACATTGGTTTACAATGTGAAGTATGGAACGAAGCTAAAACAACTAACAAAGGTGTAGTTGTAATAAGTAGTGTTCAGTCAGCTGGAACTATTAAGTTCAAAAACATGACAGATAGTGCTATCGATGTAGCAAATAACGATTACTTTTGTGTAATTGGTAATGCACATGGTGAAGGTGGTTCTGCTCCAGAAGCATGGTCTGATGACCTTTCTGTAGTCTTTAATAGCTGTCAGATTTTTAAAACACCACTACAAGTTACTGGAACTTTACAAGCTGCAGTACTTAAAGGTGAATCATCTGAATTAGCTAGACTACGCAGAATCAAAGCACAAGAGCATAAGATGCAAAAAGAAAAAGCTTTCTTATTTGGTAAGAGAGTTGGTGGAACAGGTCTTGATATAGCTGATGGAGTTGATTCAACTGATGCTTTTGGCGATGGTGGAAGAACTGATGCTGATGGTAATCTAATTAGAAGTACATATGGTATCATAAGTGCTTTAGAAAACTATGGATCTTCTAGTGCTTCTGCAGATTATCAAAACATCTTTACTGTATCTGAGGCTAGTTACTCTTATGGTCAGTTTGTAGACGATATGGAAAAAGTATTCCAGTATGTTCCAGAAGTAGGCGTAAAGCGTGCTTTCGTGGGAGCTGGTGCTTTAGGTTATTGGTCTAAAATGGCAGGAGATTCTGGATTAGCTGGAAACTCTGGATGGAGTGTTAACCTTGGTGACATGAAGCGTGATTCATTAGGATTTAACTACAGAGTACTTGAGACACCTCATGGTATGTTGCAGTTGATTCCAACACCAGCTCTACGTAATCAGTACAATAAGTACATGGTTGTAGTATCTGATGAGAATCTATTTCATGCGCAGTATAGACCTTCTATGTATCAAGCTAACATCAAACAAGACAATGCTTTTGATGGTGTTAAAGACCAGTATATGTCTGATGAAGGACTTGGAATACAGTTAATTGAAAGTCATTCTCTATTTAAAATCACAGATTAAGGGGGCATATTATGGCTAGACCTTACTTAGGTGGTTCAAGTGCAGGAGTTAAATCTTTAACAGCTAGTGCTACACTTGGTAGTTCAGATAGTGGAAAAGTAATTTGTTTTACTCCACCTTCTAGTGCTGGTGCGTTAAACATAACTTTACCTGCGTGTAAAAAAGGATACGAGTTGAAGATTATACAAATAGCTGATTACGATACAGCAGCATGTAAAATTACATCTGCTGAAGGTAACAACTTTGTAGGACATCTACAGGCTCAAACAGGAGCTGGTGACAATGCAGCATCAACTGATGATTTTATTCAGTTTGGTGCTGGAACTGTTGCTGGTGACTATGTGTCTTTAGTATCTGATGGTTCTAAATGGTATGTTGTTGATAGTTGCATGAAAGTAACTACTAACGGAATGGCTTTTGGAGCATCGTAAACAAAATGAGTATGGGGAGCTTTATGCTCCCCTGCTCTAGATAGGAGTATTATATGCCAATGGGCAAAGGAACGTATGGCTCTAAAAGAGGCAGACCTCCAAAAAAGAAAAAAGGTAAATCCATGCCTAAAAAAATGGGTAAAAAGAAATATAAGAAATAAACTATATAACCATGAGAGTTGTCAAGCTCGGTAAGTTATAAGAAAGATACAAGATGGCAATACATAAATACACAGTATTAGAAGCAAACAATATTAATTTAGGACAATCTGGTTCTATTTTTACAGATGCTGCAGATAGCGCAATTAAACCTCCAGATGGTAAAGCGTTTGTAGCAATACAATTTTTAGCAGCAACTACATTTGATTCGTCAGGTGGATTGGTAGCAGAAAATAGTACATTTTATCCAAGCACAGAAGCATCAGCACATGATGCAACAGGTGGCTCTGAAACATATCAAGAAGGTTCTGGTGGAAAACAAATAGATGTAAATAATTCATTTCCAGCAGGCAGTACTATATATGGAAGATGGACTGAAATAGATTTAGCAAGTGGTAGTATAATAGCTTATATAGGTTAATAATGACTTTTATAGAACAAGTAGAAGATTTAATTGGTGACCAAGCTAGTGGATTAGATACTGCAATACTGCAATATCTAACTGCATCTGCTAGGGAGGTTCAGTCTATACTACCTATAAATATTAAATTACGTTTAGGTTCAACAACTACTGTTAGTGATAGTAATGGATTTAGTTTAGATGATAAAGAAGTTGTTAATATAGAAAGAAATGGTTTTTCTATGACAGAAGTTCCTGTTGGTAGAAAAGCAGATATAGTAGATTCAAATAGTTTACTTTTTGCTACTAGTAGAACACCTGTTTATTTTATACAGGGTACTACATTATTTAGTAAACCAGATCCTACTGCAAGTGAACCAGTTAAAGTATATACTTTAAGTTATCCTACGATTGCTAGTAGTGATACTACAATAACTAATATGCCAAGTACAGCTTATTATGCAGTAGTAATAGGTGCTGCTATTAAATTTTTACAAAATGTATTAAATACACAAGTACAAACAGAAGAAGATGTTGAATTAGCACAGGGTACTACATTGCAAATACAAAGTTTAACTGCTTTATATCAACAAGAAATACAAAGATTAGGAGCGTTGGTATGACACAACAACAATTACATGAGTTAATTCGTGAGCATCATCCTGACATGAGTGAAACAGAAATACGCATAAGATTAAATAATGCATCTAAAGAATTTGCTAGAAAAAGCAGAAGTCTTGAAGGTGCGTTTCAATTTGATACTGAAGTAGGTAAAAGATATTACGGATTAGATAGTAAAATTATAGAAGTTAAACATGTTGATTTTGATGGCAAAACCATACAAAGAAGTTTAGTCAGACCAGAAGAAAGAGATTTAACATAATGGAACATTTATATTTTATAGAACGAGGTGCTATTGCAATCGTTAAACATAGTGGTGGGCAAAACTTTGCAAGTCCAACATCTGTTAAAACAGTTACAATGTTTGTAATAAAAGAAGATGAAGAGTTTAAATCAGATGATACAAGCAATGATGGAATAGGAATGTTAGAAGAACCAGCTTATAAACCTGAGTTTCACGAAGCATTGGCATATAAAGTTATAGCTCAAGGATATGAGAAAAAACCAGAAACATTAGAATTAGCACAATATTTTAAAGCAATGTTTGAAGAAAAAGTTAGAGATTCTTTAGAAACTGCTAATAAAGGAATTGATGGTTCTGGATATACAATAGCAGGATATGATTTATAATGGGATTTGTAGCAGATTTTAGTAGTAATCAAAAAGTTAATGCAACTTGGAATCTTGTAGAAAGTACATTTAGTACAACTACATTTGATTTTAATTCTTTAGATTCTGTTGTTTTATTAGATAACACAACAGTAATGTCTGAAGTAAGTGTTGCAATACCAACTCTTACTGCTGTAATCCCACCAACACAACCAACATATACAGAGGTTACAATTGGCTAGTTTACAAGATAAAGCGATAAAAGATTCGTATAAAGATTTATTAACAGTTGCAGGTACAACTGCAAATGAAGGATTAGAAGCAACTGCTAAAAGAGTGTTTGATGGAGAAGGTATAGGTAGTCCTTTATATTTAGGTACTAATACATTAGATATTGTAGGTACTACAACTATAACTGGTGATACAACAATGACTGGTAATCTTACAATTACTGGTGATTTAACTGTTGATGATATAGTAGCAGATGATATAAAAGGTGATACATTATCATTGCGTGACCAAACAAATGATAGTCAAATACAAGTAGCAAGAATTAATTATGATGCTACTGAGGGAGCAAGACTTAATATATTACGAAAAGTAATAATGAAAGATAAGATAGAAATCAATGGATCTTCTGGTACATTGGTTTTAGAAGCTAATAATGGCTTAGAAGCAAAAACAGATGGTACGTTAAAATTGCAAACAACAACTGCAGCTTTACCTACCAGCCCTAGTGATGGGGATTTAATTAATAAAGATGGCGTAGTGTACATTGCTGTACAATAGGCTAATTAAAGGAGAATAATAATGGCAAGTTGGAAACGAGTAATTACTACAAGTGATGATAGTAATTATAAAAATAGTAACCTTGCTGCTAGTGATATACCTAATTCAGCTATTACTACAGCAAGATTAGCTGCTGATGCAGTAACAAACGCAAAGATAGCAGATAATGCTATTGATTCAGAGCATTATACTGATGGAAGTATTGATTCTGCTCACTTAGCAAGTAATTCAGTAACTACTGCTAAAATAACAGATGCAAACGTAACAAGTGCAAAAATTGCTACTAATGCAATTGTACAAGCTAAAATAGCTGACGATGCAGTTGGTGCTGCTGAACTTTCTACAGGCAATGATGTAAGTTCAAGTACAGATGGATATGTTTTATCTTGGGATGATACTAATTCTGAAATGAAATGGATAGCTGCTGCTAGTGGTACTGTTAGTTCACTTAGTGATTTAAGTATTACTTCTACTGCTGCTGAAATTAATAAATTAGATGGATTTACAGGAGTTGCTGCTGATTTAAACTATGCTAAAGATTTAAGAGCAACAGGTGTAACTTCAAGTGAATTTGATAAATTAGATGGTCTTACAGCTACTACAGCAGAGTTAAACTTTACAGATGGAGTAACTTCTAATATTCAGACTCAG